GAACTTTTTGTTGTTCAACAAGAACAGCAGCATCACGGTGACCGATCAATACTGCACGGCCTAAGTTTGTACCTGAACCATCAGCAGCACTATTCAAGTAGTCACAGTTAGATGAAACATAAACTGGAATACCATAGATGTTACCGATTTGACCTGTACGAATTGTGTTACCATTACCTACTTCACCAACGAAAGCTTGTTCAGTGAAACGAGCAATACCCATCAATGTGTTACGTGCTGATGGAGGGATAATCATGAAGCGACCTTCTTCAGGAATATCATTGTCATCAAGACGTTGGATTGTACGACGGATAGCAGCATCAGTCAATGCAGAAGCATTACCTGTATTTGTGTTAGCTGTGTAGTCAAACAATGTAGTACCGTCACCACCGATGTAAGCAGCATTATAACGAGCACCTGCTGAACCGCCATTGAATGTACGACCTAGTTGTAACAATGAGCTATCAACTTGACGACCAAGTGCATAACCTGCATCTGTAGTGTAGAATTGACGCATTGAAGCTAGAGCTTGTACTTCTACGATATCCTCAATAACTTTTGAGTATTCATAGTGTTTGTCTACAACAACAGCGATATCGCTATCTGTTGATGCTTGTAAAGTTACTTGTGTATTTGCAGCTTTTAAAGAAGCAGCGCCACGAGTAGGGGTAGGAATGTGAATTGTATCACCTTTCTTACCTGTCATTGGCATTGTCTTAAAGAGCTTAGCAGCTACAAGAGACTTTTCATAAGTTGCTACAATCTCATCACTCCAAATTTCTGGAACAAAGTTTGCAGCGGTAGTTGTGGTTACGTGATTAGAGCCTAAAGCCATAATTAATTTCCTTTTCTAAAATGTTATATTACTCGACCCTCCGCATATGCCTTCAAAATCTCTTCAGATAATGCGTCATACTTGGCTCGGTCAGTTTGCATAAGTCTAATAATATCGCTTCGACGATATTTCTTTTTAGAAACCTTTTCAGTAGATGAATTAGAACCTACGTCGGCTGTTTGAAGTTGTTTATCTCTGTCCATCTTCGAAGTGTCCAATGCTTTCTTAGTGATTGATTGTTTCTCTTTCCAAGTAGCTAATAACTCATCTGCAGAATCAAAGTCTAGTTGACTTTCAGCACGAACAAATAATTCTGTACGTACCTTAGAACTTTTAATCCAGTCACCAAAGGCAGGATCTTCTACAGTCTCCATAAAGTCAGGGTATTTAGCACCTAACCTTGATAGAGTATCGGCCTTCTTCATCTCAAATGAAGCTTTCTTAGCTTCGAGAATAGCAGGATGATTATCAATTGCTTTATTAACAGTACTCTTTGGATCAACAAAGAAATCACCATCATCTAGTTCTGGTTCCTTTGTCTTTAAGTCTTTCGATGTTTGTGCTCTAATGTAGTCATCTACCACACGTCGTAACTCACCGACTTCACTGCCCTGCTTTCCAATTAACTTTTCAGCTTCTTGGTGCATTGATGCAATTTCTTTTGCGGTCTTGCCACGATACTTCTCTGGTAGATCATCCTCAGATGGAGCCCCTGATGCTACAGATTCCTCACCTTGAGGATTGTCTGGAAGATCAAAGTTCTCTTCTTCGATTGAACTAACTAAAACATCATCTAAGTCTTGTGCCATATTATTTCTCCCGTGCTTAATAGCATTGTAGGAAAGGAACTAAATACTTGGCAGTATCTAATTTCTTTTTTGGCAATATTATATTTACTTTTTTACCCAAGTAAATTGCCATACTTGGAAAGCCTAAGTTAATCTTCTTGTTGTAATTCTTCGTAGGTTTGTTCACTCACATCTTTTAGTGAGAGAATCCATTGTAGAATATCCAACTGCCCTTTACGTTTATGGAACTCTTCAAAGGTTTCTATAGTATTCACCCTATTATAGTTCTCATAGAAATTTTCTACATCTTCTATGAAGTCACGCCAACCTTGTGTTGCCATAGTTGTAAAACGTTCTTCATAATATTTTTGTAATTCTTGATCCAAAACTATTGCATCCTTTTAAAAAGTATGTTATAATAGTCATTCTATTAAGATAATTATACCATAAGATTAGTCATTTGTCAAGTTGTTTTTCATTTGCATCTTAACAATCTCACGATTCTGCATCATGTCTTGCTCTTGTAGATCTACTTTCTTCTCTTTAAGTAGTAGGTCTGCTACTTTAACACGACGTTCAAACTCTTTATCATCACCATTACCAGCATCTAAGTTAGTAGATAAAGCTGCAATCTGTTTAGCTTTAATTTCTTCAGGTAGTAATTGAGTTTCAACTGCAGTCTTCTGAGCTTCAGCTTGTTGCTTCTGAGCTTTAGTAGTAAGATCTGCTGTTTGTGCCTGTACAAGACCAGCTTGTAGTTGCATTTGCATCTGTTCCATCTGTTGTTGCTGTGGATTAGGTTGCATAGCTTGAGCTAGCATCTGTAACAACTGTTGTTTATTAGCTAGGTTAGATGTCTCAATCACACCTTGCATTAAGATAGGTACTAGGGGACTGTCAGGTCCTAGAGTCTTCATCAAGTTAATAAACTGTTGTTGTTCTACTTCACGAGCAAGCATACCTAGTGTAGATGCAGGGACAAACTTCCAGTCTTTAACTGGGAAATTGTCTGGATCAAACTGCATAAAGCGCCAAGCTGCTTTCTCAATGAAAGGAATCAAGAATTGATCTTGGAAGTTTACAAGAGTACGTTTGTTTTTCTTAATAATGCTTGACAACTGAATAGATAACTCACCGCCCACAGGTTGTGCCTGCATAGCAGCTGTATCTAAGGTACCTGTTGCCTGCAATAACATGGTTTCAAACTTAGCAGCTGTCTCAATATTACCTGAATCTGTGGTACCAAAGCGGAATGGCATCAAGATCTCTGCAGGATTACCATTTGTCAAGATAGATTTACCTGGACGTACCTCAAATTTACTACCTCGTGGTAAACGAGTAGCATCCATAGCCATCATTGGTACAGTTGTTAGAGCTAATGAGTCAATATGACTACGAATCTGTGCATCAATAGCCTTTTGCATGTTGTAACCCTTCTCGGCTACACCACGACCCCAGAATCTGTTAGGAATTGTGTCATCTTGGTAGGCTACAACTGGACGATCCTTCATCATGTAAGGATTTTCTTCAGCTTTTAGTAGGTATTGATCATCTGCAATGACAACAATAGCCTCTACTAAGTCACCATACTCTTCCATTACCTCAGATTCTCCCTCTGGTTCGAAGAGATCAACTATATCTCCCTCTTCTTTAGAGGCATCTAGCAAATGTTTAGGTACTAAACCATAGTAACGCAAGATACGGATCTTGTCATCTTGGAATTCTTGATCAATCCATGATGTTTCTAAGTCAGAATCAGGTGAAGATTCATCACCCATAGACTTAACATCTTTGTAAATACCCTTCTTAATGTTCTGAGCAATGGTATGTGCAGATACAAACTCTTCAATAGCACAGCCTAAAGCGTCATCAATGGTAGTTGCAGTAGGATCAATAAGGAAATTCTGAGGAGAAATTGGTTTAAGTGTTACACTAACCTTGTCAGTTTCTAGTGTACCAATAACCATAGCATTAATATCTTCTAGTTTCTCAGTAGCAGGTACTAATTCTTTTACTTTCTTAGTAATAACTTCACCAATACCAGTACCATAGATAGAACCTAATAAGATAGAATCACCAATGTTCTTACGAGTCTTATTCTTTTTGAAGCATTCTTTCATGTAGGCTTTAAGGTATTCAATGTCGCCTTTATCTTGGTCCTTCATGTCATCTTCAATGTCAAAGAAGTTAGCTCCTTGACCAAAGACAGCTTCTTCAATCTCAGCTGTATGATTCTCAATAGCTTGTTGTAGTGCTGGTGATGTGATACGACTACGTTCTGATTCACGAGTACGATCCTCAGCAGCCCACTCACCTCGCCATAAACGTTCGAATTCTTTCCAGTCTTCTAGATAGTTGATATCACGGTGTTCTCTCCACTCGTCAGCATATTCAACAACCCATTCTACTAATTTATTCTGCATCTTTTTTTCCTAAGTTAATATCCTGCATAAGCGTCCATTGGTTCATACTCTTCTTCATCGTAGTCTTGGAAGTACTCAACTACTTGAATTTGATCAATATAAGCAAGAGCATCAATCAAGTCATCATGTAACTGTGAGTTAGGGAAGTTGACAAGTTGATCTACAAACTCGTTATTCCAATCTCCATAGTTAAGTTGTACCTTACCATGTTCAAATCTACCTTGAAGAGCCCAGACAATACGATCTGTTTTCTTTTGGTTTCC